GTGGACATTATGTTGATTGATGAAACCTCCTATCAGAGACCAGATCTCTGGAATGGGATCCTTAGACCAATGACATTAATCAAGGGCAGGAAAATATGTTTCTTCAGTACCCCCAGAGGACCCAACCACTTTAAGGACCTCTACGATCTAGGGCTAAACAAAGAATTCTCTGATTGGGCTTCTTATAGAATCCTGACCTCGGAGAATCCCTACATAAATCCACAAGAGATAGAAGCTGCGAAGAAGCTTTTACCCAAAGATGTATTCCTCTCAGAGTATATGGGTGTCTTCACGGATAGCTCATCAGGGGTATTTGATAGAGTAACTGAGATATCCACAATAACTAGATTTCCTCTTAAGCCCGATCTAAAAAGAAGATACTATGGTGGGTTAGACCTGGCGATCGCAGATGACTATACGGTCCTTACAATCTTAGATGACCAAGGAAACTTGGTGGACTACCTGAGGGAGAGGCAGACCTCGTGGGCAGCAATAATAGACCAGGTGGAAGAAAAGATAAAATTCTGGAATGCACAAACCTATGTTGAGCTCAATAATATTGGGTCGGTTATATTTGAACAACTGAGGAACAGATGTGGTAATAAAGTGAGACCTTTTACGACCACCAACAAAACAAAGAATGATTTAATTGAAAATCTTAAGCTAAACATAGCGGAGGGCACCCTCTGTTTTCCAACGAGTACCCTTTGGCCAGACCTACATATAGAGCTGGACATGTTCGGCTATAAGATATTGCCCTCCGGCAAGTTAAGTTATAGTGGATTAGATGGAGCCCATGATGATATAGTAATCTCGTTGGGACTCGCAACAAAGATGTTTACAGATAACGTAGGGAAGAAGAGATTCGCAATGCCCTCAATGAGATAAAGATATATAAACTATGAGATACACTTTCGACAATATAAACACCCAACAATATTTCAATCTTTTAAAGATTGGGGAATCTAAGAAGCCCGAAGATGTAATCTGGGCATTAACAGGTAAGACCAGAGAGGAACTTACATTAAATGATATTGAGAGCTTCCAAGTGGGATCATTAGAGCCCCATCTAGAAATATCTGAATCTAAACTCTTTATAGCTAATGGGGTTCTGTATGGACTTCAAGATCTCGATAATATGTCCTTTGGGTTATTCCAGGATATCATGAGCTTAGGAAAGGATATCAAAGAAACCCTCCCAACGATGATGTCTTATATGTACCGACCAGTTACTAAGATATCCTTTTGGAACCTCACCAAGTTAAGAATAATAGGAATGGTGGGTAATAAGATCAGAGGAGCTAGAATGGCTAAGTGGCTTAATAAGAAACTCTATAATATCAAATATGATATAGAACTTTATAACCCCTTAAAGTGCGAGGATAGAATAGACGAGGTATGTCTAGCAAAATCTTACACTGGACATTTCTTAGTTACTTTTTTTTTGATATTATCACAAGAGCTACAGAAGCATTCCCTGAACTCTTTAAATCAGAATCTTCAGATGATGAAGAAGGAACTAAAGAAACTGACTATTCAGTAGACGGGATTCCTCAAGCCTCCCTTGAATCTTTTGGATGGTTACCTATCATCTGGCAGTTCGCAAATGAAGAGGTTGCCAAAGTAGATGCTACCCTAGAAACCCACTATATGACTTTCTTGACAATGGCGAATTTCGTGGTGGCTAAAGCAAGGGCGGACGAAATAAACAGGGGTTAAGAAAAATACTAATATTTTATATTTAATAACATGACAACACCAATAATTACCCAGAAGCAGATCGTAGATAGAATAAAGAGAACCGCGGGTGCCCACAAGATGGTACATGAGGTTAGATATGGTTTCTTGAATGATGCAGAAGAATTTGAATTCACAGGAGTGGTTGTTTATATAATCCCACAACCCATCTCAATACCGAGAGAGGGTATATTCAGATTTGGCTTTAACCTGATCTGCATGGATAAACTCTATACAGACAAGACAAACTTCGAAGACGTGATATCAGATACAAATGGGATCTTAATGGATATCTTCAGTGCCCTCCTATATGAAGTAGATGGGACATGGAGCAATCCAACAAGTTCTTTGATAACCCCTTTCCAAGAAAGGTTCACAGATTTTATGTGTGGAAATACTATGAGCATTGCGATCGACATATTCCAACAAAATTGTTTATCAGATAAACCGTTCAACGAAACAGAATGAGCGAACTAAAGTTTTCATTAGAAGAGTATACAAACATACTTAGGAACGTCGCCCAGGAGTCTCTTATGAGATCCCCCGTTGGGAGGAAGACTGGGAACCTTTTGAATTCATTAGAAGTCACCGTTGGGGGAACAGATGAAGAACCAGAGTATGTAGTGTCCTTTGAAGACTATGGCCTATTCCTTGACGAGGGTGTAAAGGGAACAATATCAGGTATATCAGGTCAAGGATATCTTGGTCTTCAAATTCAATATTCAGGCTCCTACAAAATGATCGGAGGTAACCTCCCAATAGCAGTAAGGGTGAGTATTCACAAGTATGGATTAAAGCCAAGACCCTGGGTTCAAAATGCAATGGACGCAATAGCAGACGTGGCATCCCAAAGAATAGAAACTGACCTAGCAGTTGATATAGAACAAACAATAGTAGAAAGAATTAATAGCATACCAACAATAAACATAGACCTATAATGGCAGATTATAATATTACACAACCAAGCAATGAATATCTACCCGGAGAGAATCTAAGTTGGTTCTCCGCGGATTCTATTGATGCAGGAGAGAAATCATTTACATACAGAATGAGGTTACAGATTACAGATGTAGACGGAACGTTTACAACTGGATCCACAGGAGACGATGTAGTGGGAACTTTTAGAATCCCGCCTAGACCTGTAACCGCCAATGCTTACTTTAGTCCCAATGCAGTAGCGAAGAACTATGTAACCTCAGGACTCCAATTTAACTTTGGAGGAGCAGTAGGAACCACTGGTGCTGGATTAAGAAAATACCAAATTACCTTTGGTCAAGAGTATATAGACAGTGGAGGAACCATAGTAGAACAAGATAACGTAGTCAGCGATACCTTTTATATCTGGGATAGCATTATTCAAGATGTAGATTTCCCAAGTTATACCGAGGACGATTATCTTATAGTAGATAGTGCAACCACCGAGGAAGTCAATTTATTAACTGATGGTCCCAACGAAGGTAGGTGCGTAATAGAAAACGATAATCAATATGCTATTATAAACCACGGGAGCACCTTCAATTCAACAGACAGAAACTTAAGTGTCCTAATAGATCCTTATGATGATTTCAGTGTTGGAGGAACCTTTGACGAGTGGTCCCAATATTATCCTCCTTCACAACCAGGATTCCCCTGGGAGGAAGTTGCAGGAGGTATACAAGTTTCCTCAACAGTCTCAGGAAGTTTATATTCAGGGGTTATGTACTTAATGCAAAGCGATACTAATCCTAGAGGAACAGGACCGGTATGGGAGGATGACGTAATAGAGGTAACTTTAAATACTACGGACTCTGTGGGATTTCCATCACCCCCTATGTATCTATGGGGAAAGCCAGGGAGTGGAGACTGGGAAATAGTAAAATTAATGGACACTTTTGATAATGGCGGGACCCTAGGATTTGAAACTAGTTTTACTTTAGTAGGTGCAAGTTATTCTCAGATAGGTTTTGGCATACAAGGAGACGGAGGTAAACCCTCACCAACAGTGAGTACTATAGACGTATGGACTTATGGATCTCCAGATGGCTTATACTGGTACAGGGATAAACATAGTGGGGTTCCAAGTAGATATCCTATTACTAGCAACAATAAAATTACCTGGCTTAACGCAGGAACAGATGGGGTTGGAACAGACTTTCAACAAGTCCCCTTTTCTATTTATATTGCAAATGGAGCAGACGTAAGATTATCAGAATCTATAGGGTATACCTATTGCGGCGAATGTAACTCATGTGATATTAAAAGTATAACATGGCTTAATTCGTTAGGAGGGTATGACAGTTATGAGTTCAATTGTCTTTCAGGTAAAGAACTAGATGTTGAAAGAGTTATTGGGGAACGAACGCTCCCTCCAGGATATACAGTGGGTCAAAGGGGAAGACTCAATTCTAGTAACGTAGCTGCTCAAGTAAGGACCGTAGCAACTAAATATACCCAAGGGGCAGATATAGATTGGTTAGAAAGTTTATTCATGAGTACAGACGTTTATGAGGTCCAACCAGATAGATCTTTTATACCCATTGTTATTAATAACGGAAGCTATAAACAATTTGTGAAACAAAACAAACTTATGTTAGTGGAGTTTTCATATACATTAGGATATAATAGAAAAGCACAAATAAATTAAAGATGATAGAAATATTACTTACAAAGAAAACCAACGTATTTGAATATTCAGTTTCCTCCTCTGGTATAACCACTATCGGAGATCTATTGCGGAAGGAAGATGAAAGAGGTTATAACTTAGATTTATTTGAGGATGAAAAGATTCCCATAACATATCAGATAGCCGACATAACAGAACCTGATGTAAAGACAAGTCCGTTCTCTAAGAACTTCTTTATTCCTGGAACTAAGAGGAACCAGTTAGCGATGGGCTTCCCATATATGATCTCAAATGCTAAACCCTTTAAAGTATATAACGGAGAGATAGTTAATGGAGACGAGTGGCACCTCCCGGTCCAAGAAGCCCAGATTTATGTAGAGGGTATATTAGCTTTTACAGGAAAGGTGGAATTGAACAGAGCATCTATTGTAGTGGGTGAAATAAATTCATTTGAGATAAACTTCTTAGCAACCCAACTTAATATATTTGATGAGTTGGAAAACAAGAAGATGATAAATCTTGAAATGCCTAATCCTGAAATAACCTCAGCTGCTGATGTAACCGCAGTGTATGGATCTACAGGATCAGATGCTACATTCTCAGTAGACGGTCATACTTATAACGGATTTACGTTCGCTATGCCTGACTGGGGATTTCAAGGGCCCACTGCTGGTTCTGCTTATACCGACGACGGAATTTATAATACAACAGGAACCAATAATGTATGGAGGAGCACTTCGACTCCTGTGGACCCCGCGAACGCAGGTTTAATGGTGGGATATAATTTAACCTTCTATGCTTATATTAAGTTCTTAATAGATAAAATATTCGATGGGGTAGATTTCAGTTATGCTTCAGATTTCTTCAATTCAGAGGACTTTAAAAGAATCTTATTGTTATCTTATAACTCAGAGATTGCTCCAGCTAATACTGGAATGAAGATATTCGGATCTGCACCAACAAGCAGTTCTTATTGGGATGACCAAATAGACAACAGTGGAGTAGGAACTATTCTTGAAGAGAAGATAATCAATTTAAGTAACTCAGGTAGTATCCCTGGAGCCTCTCCTTTTAATGCAGGAGAGGGACTAATGGATCCTTTTTATATCTGGAACAACTCTGAACAACTAATAACCTTTAAAAAGAAAGGAAACTATAGGATCAATGCAAAAGCAATTGTTGATATAAGATATGGCTGGGATCAAGTAGTGGACGCACAAGGCTCTATATGCCCAGGTGCTGGAGGAAACAATAATGTATATCCTCATGCATCAAATCCTTTATTAGGGTTTAATTCTAATGTAAAACTTGTTAGGGTAAGAGGAGCGATAGCAAACACTGAAAGTATATCCGCAAGACCTTTATACCAACAATCATTAGCAACCCCGAGTACATATAGTAAGAATGGAGGAACCCATTATCAATGGGAGGCTTCATTAGATTGTTTTACTACCTCCCTTAAATTTTCTGTAAATGCAGAAGCTGGAGACCAATTCTATTTCGTATTAGAAACAGATCCCACAAGATATTTAGCAGCCCCCGTTGCAGCAGGGTGTGATGCAATGCCAGCGGATGAAAGGAAATATGAGAGTGCTATTGATATAATGGCTTTAGATGTAAATAAGGTATTTCATAACTGGGAACAAACATTACCTGATATCTCCCAGAAGCAATTCTTATCCAACTTAATAAAGCACTATAATATTTATACTGAGCTAACAGTAAATTCAAGAGCAATAAGATTTGAACCTAGAGATGGATTCTATCAAGGAGGGATAACTCAAGACTGGACTGTCAAGGCAGACGTAGGGTCAATGAGAGATATCACCCGTAGTGATCCACCTCTTAATGTATATGCTAGGATGAAGAAAACATCTAATGTTCTAGATAAGGAAGCGCAGAATATAAATGCGGACGAATTAGAATATGGTTCATTAAAGACCACTTTACTTAATGGTAAGGAAGAGGACATAACAATTCAATCTGAGTTCTCTTCTGCTACCCCGGATAGCATGAAAATGTTAGAGGAATTATTTGGATCAAATCAAGAAATTCTTTCAGTAGGAGCAAAGTCAGGAGGAGGTATATTATATTGGCATACCCCCAATCCAGCTCTATTCTCTGTAGATAAAGAAGGGAATCCTGAGTTAACCTCTCAATCGGAATCATATCTAGCGTATGTAAACTTTTTCGCACCCGTTATAGCTGGCTCTGCGTATGCTTATGCTTTTTATAATATACCAGGGGATCCAGGAATTGTAGATTACTTACAAGATGGAGGAGGTATACCAAGAAGCAACCAGATATGTAACATATCAAACCTCCATCCAGACATTACAAGTGGGATAGATACTAATTTTAAAGCAACCTCTTCAACAAATAACTGGTCAATTGGCAGAGATCTCCCTCCTGTTTTTGAGGATCTTAAGGGTAACTATGAAGAATACTACTCTACATTCTTTGCGAACTTAAACGAAC